CCTACCGCCATTCATGGGGTGAGGATCGAGTTTATTATCACGACGAAAATGGCAAGCTGTGTTCGTTTCCTGCCCGGTGGACAAGCGTTCTGCCACTGGAGCCGTTCGTTTCATTCGCTCGTGGACGATCGCCGTTTCGCTTCGTTGATCTGCTGGAGCTGTCCCGCCTTTTACGAGCAATCTCAACCGGTTCAGGTACCGGTGAAGCGAAGATTGACAAGGAGGTCGTGTAAAGTGTATTATGCCGCGAACGTAAAGGTAATTATGCCGTTCAGTGTAATGAGTTATTTTATCAATGATGTCCGTAATGCCATTAAATATAATTATTTCACTGTATTTAATATTGAAAAAAGGTTGGCAAGACATTGATTTTAGGCATATATTACTTAACACATAGTCAGTCCATTGTAACAGGAGATAGTGATGAATACTGTAATATCTGCAGATCCCAAGCGGGACGCCCTGCAGCAACAAAAGACGCTCAATCCAAGGCCACAGGAGGTGAAAGTCCAGCTCTTCCAGTATCGCAGCTTCTAGTAACTCTAGTTCTAGCTCCTCTAATAACTCCTCTAGTAGTAGTAGTAGTGCATATGCTCCTTCCTCTAGTTTCTCTAGTGTATCTAGCTCTAGTGTATCTAGCTCCTCTAGCTGCTCTAGTTTCTCTAGTGTATCTAGCTCTAGTAGCTCAAAGTCTTCTGTATCCTCTAGCTCTAGTCTTACTCCGTGGACCCCCGCAGACATCACCACCATAGCTTGGTATGATGCAGCTGATACCGACACGATCACTGAAAGTAGTAATTTAGTCAGTCAGTGGGATGACAAGTCTGGAAACGGGTATCATGCAGTTCAGGCTACTGGATCAGCACAACCAATTACGGGGTCAAAAACACAGAACGGTCTTAATGTACTAGATTTACCGAACTTCAACGAATTCATGATAGCGCCAGATGTAGACATACCATCATCGGGCAATATCAGCACTATAATGGCATGTGGAATCGATGGTGTTGTAACTGCATATTCCTCAATTTTCTCATTTGAGGGCGGTGATTATGATTACCAGTTTGATGCTGGTGCTGCTGATGAGTTTTCGGGTAGATTGCTAGCAGATGATGTCATAGTTGATGACCAAGTTACCTGTACCGGTGGACCATTCCCAGGTCCAAACATCTACAGTATAAATCTATGTTGGGATACCAGTACGGCGAAAGTAAAAATCGGTGGTGTAACAAGGGCGACCGGAGACTACTCCGTAAACAAAATAGTGACACAAGCCGATTTCCACCTATTTAGGAACCGAGCCCTTGGCGCAAAAACTTCTGGCGTGATAGCTGAAGTAGTAAGTATCGGGGATGATTGTTCAGACACAGAGGCTACCAAGATAGAAGGTTATCTAGCGTGGAAGTGGGGGCTTGTAGACAAACTACCAAGTGACCACCCATACAAATATGCACCACCAACAGTGTAGGAGGTACAAATGCTCTACAACGTTTTCGATACTGAAGCAGAAGCACTCACCGCAGAAGCGGTAGCCTACGCTGCTCACATTGAGGCACATACTAATCCAGAGTACAGGGAAACGACAACACGATGGGCAATCCCACAGCAACGCCTTGATGGCAAGTGGGTCTTTCCAGTTTGTGAACATTGCTCAGAAAGCTGGACAGAAGAAGAATATTCAAGCGATTGGTTCCCTGAAACTAGTGGCTAGCGATTGGTTCCCTGAAACTAGTGGCTATCTGAGCTCACAGAACACGGTTGTTGATATGCTTGGAATATGGAGAAGTGCATGGGGAACAAATGAAGTTGATGCATTCTACAATAGCGGAACTGGTGTCACTAGATAATTAATCTTAAAGTAGGAGTAAGTCTATGTCTAACACTATAATCTTTGAGGCACAAGCACTACTGTCTACTAGTTCTGTATCTGAACAAGTAATGATCAATGCACGTCAAGCTATGGAAAGTGTTGATTATGATCATTCAGTAACTGATTTATCTCCGTCAGAGTATAAGACAGTTACTGGTGGGACTAAAGGAACATTAATTTCTACAAATCTTGGAGATGGAGCTGATCCTATCTGTGTTAGAGTCAATGGAGTAGCATACTCGTTAGGGTCATTGGTGATCCTTCCAGGTGGTGTTGGGTCTATAGTTATTACTAATACATCAGTGGATGCTGTTAGTGTGGATGTCGTTTTGGTAAACTAAGTTAGGAGAATCATTATGAGTTTTACTGCAAAAGAAGCACTGGAAAAAATCCTGAAGGGTGAAAATATTCGAGAGAGTATTCAGGAAATGGAACTTCCTGTAAAGGAAGAGGAAGATCTTGAAGGTCTTATGGATCTTGAAGATGAGTATGCTGACTTCGAAGAAGTTGATATGACTGATGAAGAGTTTGATACTATTCTCAGTGATATTGAGTTCGAGTCTGAAGAGGTGATCACTCAGGAAGAGTGGGATAAAATCTCTACAGTCCTCGAAAAGAAAGTCCGTATGGTCAAGGATGGTAAAGTAGTCGTTGTAGACGTTAAGAAAAAGAAAAAGAAGAAGTTGAGTTCTAAGCAGAAAGCTGCACTGAAGAAAGCTCGTAAAGCTTCTAGAAAGCCAGGAGCAGCTAAAGCTCGTGCTAAGAGCATGAAGAAACGTAAGTCTGCTGGTCTCTAGAGTCTATTCTATGAAGGAGGTATCCTATGGTCTCAGTAACTAGTAAGCGTAAGGATGCCACTCTTGAGATTCGTACGAGGGATGGTCAGACACATTATATTCCTCCTCGATCTCGGAAGCTGGTAGTTCGTATCAATCAGAAAGACATAGTCTCAGCGAGTCCTGATTTGGTCATTGTGAGTATAGACTAAGGAGAAAGTATGGGTTTTTATCTTTCAGCTGGTGTCTATACACAAGAAGTGGACTTATCCAATATTGTGCCAGCAGTAGAGACGTCTATTGGTGCGATGGTGGGTTATAGTGCACGTGGTCCTGTGGGTAGACATTTAGTGACCAGTACGAAGAAACTCATAGATCTGTATGGTGAACCTAGTCCAGGTAACTGGCTACACTATTCAGCTCTCGGATTTCTTCAAAGAGCTAACAAGCTCTATGTAAGTCGTGTTGTTAGTGATGCAAGATATTCAGGTGTAGAGATCAAGAAAGACACCTCTCAGTATGATAATGCAGGAATAGTTAGTGGTCCTGAAGATACTGCTGGTTACTCTTTCGGCACTGATGGTCTTATGGCTATCTTTGCATCAAATCCAGGAGTTTGGGGTAATAACCTGACAGTAACTATTACTAATGCTACTGATCCTGGAGTTGCTTGGAGTTCTGCTAGTTCTTCAAGTTCTACAACCAGTTCTTCTACTAGCTCTGCTAGCTCTGTTTCCTCTTCGATGAGTTCTGCTAGTTCAAACTCCTCTTCTAAGAGTTCTGTTAGCTCCATTAGTTCTTCTAACAGTTCAGCTAGCTCTGTAAGTAGTTCTGGTAATTCTAGTAGTTCTGCAGTCAGTTCTGCTAGCTCTGTTAGTAGTTCTGATTCGAGTGCAAGTAGTTCTGCTACTGCTGGTCTGTTCGAGTTTGATCTTAGTGTTTATGAACTCAATACAGATACAGATACGTATGAACTTCGAGTATCTCAAACTGTCTCTCGTAGAGACCAGAAAGATGGGTATGGACGAGATCAGTATATTGGAGATGTCTTTGGTGTAGAATCTGACGGTCAGTCTGTCAATGATTATATCAGAGTTATCGATAATACTCTCGTACCTGATACTGTCTCTCCAAAAGAGCAATTAATCAAGCTGAGCATGTCTGGTGGTGATGATGGTAGTGCTATTACTAGTGGTCAAATCATCCAAGCATGGGAAGATGATTATGCTAATCCAGAAGACATCACAGTCAACATTCTGATGTCAGCTGGGTATACTGCTCAAGAAATCCTTCAGAAGATTGATACTATCTGTCAGTCTCGTAAGGATTGTATCGGTGTACTTGATGTTCCTTATGGTGAAGATGACGCTGATGATCTAGTAACCTGGAGAAAGAATACTCTCAAGATCGATTCTAGCTACTCAGCTATTTATTCTCCATGGCTTCAGGTATACGATCAGTACAATGATAAGAAAGTATTCATCCCACCGAGTGGTCATGTAGGTTCAGTTTATGCATATACTGATTACTCAACTGAGCCATGGTTTGCTCCTGCTGGTATGAATCGTGGTATCTTGTCCGTTACTGATCTTGAAAAGGTTTGGGATCTTGGAGAAAGAGATATTCTCTATAGTAATAATCTCAATCCTATAAAGAGAGCATCTGCTAGTGGTGTAGCAGTTGTTTGGGGTCAGAAGACTTTACAATCTAAGCCTTCTGCTTTAGATCGTGTGAATGTACGTCGTCTACTTATCGTTCTTGAGAAGTCCGTAGCTACTGCACTTGAGTACTGGGACTTTGAACCTAATGATAAGTTTACTAGAGTATTCATCACTAATATGATCGATGGATTCCTCAGGAATGTTCAGTCTCGTCGTGGAGTTTACGAGTACCGTGTAGTCTGCGATGCGTCTAATAATACTGGTGAGATCATTGATCGTAATGAACTCTGGGTAGATGTGTACATTAAACCTGTTCGTGCAGCTGAATTTATCCAGCTCCGTGTTGTCATTACTCGTACTGATGCTTCGTTTGACGAAGTTATCGGTGCACTGACACCTCAATAAGGAGAAAGAATGGCTAATCCTCATGTAGATCAAATTAGAGGAGTAGGTGAGCCTGCACGTCAGTATATGTGGAATATCATTATTCCAGGTTCTCTCCCAGGTGGAGCTAGTGGTGGTGGTAACGATAATACTCAATTTACATATCGTGCTATGTCTACTACTGTTCCTGATAAAGTAATCGAGGCTTATGAGCATCAGTATAAGTCTACTAAGACTCGATTTGCTGGAAGAGATGCATCTGCTAAGACGTTCGATGTCACCTTCTTCGATTCTACTGATCTGTTCATTTACAAATCTTTGTGGAATTGGAACGATTACGCATTATTACAGGATAAGTCTAATTATAAGTTAGACACTCTTACCATGGAATTGTTAGATAGACAGGATAGTACTATCATGACTGTCAATCTAATTGATGTATGGCCTGAGAATGTTCAAGCTTTGACACTAGACTACACTGCTAATGATCCTATTAATGTTGTCGTAACTCTGAGTTATGATGACATGGAAATCAGCTAGAGGTTATTATGGGAAGTATCCATGTCAATGAGATGAGAGCAGAACCTGATCCTCTTTTGAAGTTTAGGTTTGAGGTATTCCTGGACGCGACTATTCAGGGATTCTCTTCTCAGGATGTTGAGAAAGTTCAGAAGAGAGTAACTACTATATCTCCTTTGTTCGAAATAGTCTTAACTCATGCGAATGCTCCTAGTGCTAATAGTCATTGGTACTATCTCGAGGATGATGATGTTTCCTCTTTAACCTTTACGCTTACTGAGCATAATGACTTTCTTAGCTTTAAGTATTTTCAGGCATGGAAAGACATGATGATCAATAGTGGTGATGGTACTTATAATGCTCCGAAGCACTATAAAAAAGACATCACTACTATTTTGTATAAGGCGGACTTTGAGTCAGAGGTAGCTTCTGTTAAGGTGGTAGGAGCATCACCTAGCAGAATCTCTGGCTCAGAGGCGTCCTATGAGGGGAGTGACCCTGTTAATATCGAGATAGAGGTCACTTTCGATTCACTAAAATTTGAGATTTCAGGTGACTGATGGTGAAAGACGATTCAGAATCCTATCCGAACTCCACTCAGATTACTTTTTGGATGAATAATATACGATAAGACTATAGGAGATTTTAAATGGCTAAGTTAATGAGACCTGAAGATATTTCACACTCTTCATTCTCTATGGGAACAGATTTAGTAACCTCAGATATAATTATGCCTGATGGTTATCCTAAATCTATCAAATGTAATCCCTACAATGTAGGTCAAATGAAGAAATTAGTATATGCCCCAGATAATAAGCATTATCTTAAATTAATGGTAGGAGTTCTACAAGAATGTACTGATGTGAGTTTGGAACAATTAACTGTAGCTGATCTAAGTATGCTAATATTATTCATGAGAGTTAACTCACTTCCAGGAGATCAGGGGAAAGTATGCTCTTATAGTATCAATTGTTCTAAATGTGATGAGAGTACTGCTGTTCTAGTGGATCTATCTTTATTTAACATAGATTCTTGTCCTAAAGGATTTAAAGAGGAAAGAGAAATCTCATCAAATATTACTGTTCATCTACCGAGAGTAAAAACTCTTATTGAACAGAATGAGTATGATTTAGGTGAGTTGACGTCTCTCGATTCTCATATTAAATATATAAAATCAGGAGATACATTTAGTGAGAAGATGAATATATATAACTCTTCCTCTCCAGAGATTATCTCTAAGATAGATAGTTATATCGATGAAGTTTCTAAATTTGGAGTTCATAATATCTATACTTTCAATTGTCCATTGAAAGATTGTGGAGGGACTGCGAATATTCGCATACCCTTTCGACAAAGCTTCTTCTTACCCGATCTCGTATAAAAGAATACTTAGGAAACAAAACGAGATTAGATGGCATATGAAGGGTATGTCTGACCCTTTAGAGTCTATGTTCTACGATGAGTTTTGTGAATGTCATTCTTGGTTAGTAGAAGAGTTAGATAAACTCAATAAAAAGAGGAAGAGTAATGGTAGACGGAGATAGAATGAGTGAGGATAGAAAAATCTTGGAGAATATCCAAGAAGCTATTCCTATCTCTGCTGAAAAATTATCTGCTAAAATGGATCCTATAGAGAAGTCAGTTACTAAAACATCTAAAACTCAGTCTGATACTCTAGAGTATACTAAGAAAGAGTCACGTTTATCTAAGTTTAAGGATAGAGTAAAAGAAAGATTAGCTAGTACTGGTAAGTCTCTAGGTGCTCTAGGTGATAAAACTCTGGAATCTACTACTAGTAAGACAGCTGCTACTACTGCAATTGGTACAGTATCAGACGCTCTTTTAGGTCCTTTAGGATTAGGACCTATAGTAGATGTAGGTGCTGAATTACTAGGATTTGAAAGTTCTGGAGATTTAGCTCTAGCTGGGATAGGTAAACTCTTCAAGAAGAAAGAGGAAGAAGATGATACTGTATCGACTACTTTAGAAGAGTCTGCTGAAAAATCTGCTGAATCTAAGTCTTTAAAAGATGAATTTTTAAAGGGATATAAAGGTACATTAGATAATACTCTAGATCCTAAAGTCATGACTAGTGCTATGATGGAGGGGTCTAATAAAGCTATTTCTGAATTAAAAGATTTATCAGACAACGATCCTGAGAAGTTTGAAGAAGCTCGTTTAAAATTATTAGATAGAGCTAATGAAAAGACTGATGAACAAATATTACTAGATACTGAGTATCAGGAAGATGCTCTTAGAGAGCTCACACTAATACGTAAATCTATTAGTAAGTCTGGTAAAAAAGGAGATAGTAGTAGTGGTCTCTCGTCCTTATTAGGTTTAGGAGCCTCTGGTATAGGAGCAGGTGCTATAGCTGCTACTGTTGGAGCGTCAGCTGCTGCCGCTACTGCTATCTACACTCTTACTGATTCTATACAAACTACTGTAGAGTTAAGAGATCTTGATAACAAAGCTATAAAAGACGCTACTAATATGTCTAAAATGAGAGCTGAGATAGAGGGAAATCTAGCTAGCTCAGTAGGGATGACTCAGGGTGAGCTAAATGCAGGGATATCGGGAGGAGGACAGCTAACTAAAAACGTTCTATCTCGGAGTGGTGACTTGTCTAGTGAGCAAATACGTGCTAAGGCTAAGTCTGCTGAAGGAAAATTATCTGATCTAAGAACTGAGATAGATAAATTACAGGTACGTGAAGATGAGTATGAGTCCTCAGGAATTCTAGGTAAAGCTGGTTCTTTTCTGATAGGTCAAAGAGTAACTAAAGAAGATAGAAAACGTCTTGATGATCTTAAAGAACAAGAAAGACTTCAAAAAGAGTCAATTGCTGTTTTAGAAGAGGCAGCTATCGAGAAAGAAAAAGAGATAGAGTCTTCTATCTCTGTACAAGAAGCTAAAGATATAGGAACTACTACAGTAAACACTCAGGAAACTCCTATTTCTCCTATACAAGAGAAACCAATACCTCTTTTAGAGTCACCTGTTGCATCT